AGAGGGAATTGCTTTAACATGTTTCCGATCATAATTGTTAATAGAGTTATATCTATCTACGTACATGGTATTGTCTATATTCTTTCTTATAGATGTTATAGGCACAATATCCCAATAATGAAATACGGGATACTCTCCGTTCTTGAATTCACCGCCTAGGTTAACACGCCTTAAGACACCATTACTAGTTTTACGCTCTAGGGGTACACCATTAACTTCTACAATCAATTCACCATGTGTTTGGTAACCTTCTTTAATTACCTTAAGGCCTTCTGCCTGTACTAGTAACTCTTTGTACGACTCAACGGGCATCTCTTGGTATTTACGACTTAGCATTGTAATAGCTGAGCCTTCCATTGTGATATTTACAAACAGGCCATCTGCTTTCTCTTGACTAAATGCAGGGAAATGGAACTCATCCATCTTTACATGCTTAGGTAAGCTGCATCTCATATATGCTGCTACAGGTATTAAGCCAGGGACAGCCTTGTTAATTGTCTTAGCATCAAAGCCTGCTCTAAGGTCTTTCTCTAGAATACCTCTCAACACTGCCTCAGAACCATTGTACAGCTGTCCCATTGTCTCTAATAAAGTCACAATTGCAAGCTTACCTGTCACATGTCGTTGACGTAATAAGTCAAGCAAACCCCATGTATCATAGTCAAATGATTTTAATAAACCAACCTTATGCGAAACATTAGGTACTTTACGTACACCAAATGTAAGGAAGGGGTTGTACGCATATGTAATAACCTTCTCAAACTCATAATCTTGTAGATAGAATTCTAACATTTCAATCTTAGCGTTTGTAGAAGGCTCTGCTGCAATGCCTCGTAAGCATTCGTATATTTCATCTGTGTTCATCTTACTCTCCGTTAAAAAGGGAAGACCGAAGTCCTCCCTATGATTAGTTCCAACAAATATATGTATTCTTTACAAAGAAGCCACCATAGAGTTTCATTTGTACATATCTATAAGTACGATATAATTCTCTTAGCTTTTTGCGTCTTTGGTGGCTATCGCCAGTTAATGTTACCTGTACTTCACCCGTGGCATGAGAGACATTCATCTTTATTGGTCCTTGCACCATTAGTAGTGCGAATATAATACAACGATTTAATACCTTCTAACTCAAATGCTTCTTGATGAATTTCAGAGATGTACTCTTCACTCTCATCGGCATCAAAGAAGAGGTTAATAGATTGACCTTGGTCAATATAAGGTTGTCTAGCTGCTGCTAGCTTTAAGATACTCTTCTGATTGATTTCAAATGCAGTTTTAAACACATCTTTCTCATGATCAGTTAACCATTCAACATGCTGTACAGAGCCATTGTTTCTGATGATATCTTTGAGAGTCTTTTGTACATCAAGTCCTTCTCTCTCAATCAGTTTCATTAGAGCAGGTGATGATCTTCTCATCTTACCGCCTGCAGTATTCTGTACAAACGCATTCTTATAGATAGGCTCAATACCTTGAGATGTACCACCAGCAATCAATGAACTAGAAAGATTAGGCGCAATAGCTATTCTATGTGTATTACGAATACCAAGGTCTAAACACCACTCAGGCTCGCCCCATGCTTTAGCCATCCAAATAGATGCCATTAGGGACGCAGAATTAAGATGCTTAAACATTTCTTGACTGATTAGATGAGCATCAAAGCTCTCAAATGGAATGCTATGGTCTTGTAAATAACTGTGAAAGCCTAGTAAGCCTAAGCCTAATGCTCTTGATTTTTCAGCAAAACGAGTGATACGCTCCATACCAGGCTTTGTCTTACCAATACGAATTTGATCTTCATTGACACAGTCTAAGAACACAGTAGCTGTAAACACAGCGTCTGTTCCTTTCCACTCATCATACTTAGAAGCATTCATTGATGAGAGTACACAAGAGAATGTATATTCTTCATCCCAGTGAATACCACTAAACAATGCAATCTCAGTACATAAATTAGAAGCGTTGACTTGTAAATCTCTACGTTTATAAGCATGTGGCGCTGCACGATTAACCTTGTCTTTAAAGAAGAAGTAACCTTTGCCTAGCAATCTAAGTTTCATTGCTTTTTGATAGCGTCTTAAAGCATCCTTGTCTCCTGCATTTAAACGACGAATAAAATCATCACTAATGATCCAACCGACATTAGCATCATCAGGAAAGTTAAGAATATGAGTTGCGAGTTCGTCAAAATCACCATGTTCAATCTCCAAATACCCTGCCCAAGCACCTCTACGTTGTGAGCCTTGAGAAATGTCTTGTGCTACTTTAACAAATCCCTTAAATACTGGTAACACACCTGAAGCAGATCCGGCCACACCAGAAATAGGGGCACCACGTTTACGAATATTACCAAGATAATTACTAGTACCATATCCTTGCTGCGAGAGGACTGCGGCTTCTTGTTGCTTGGCATAGAAGTCATATACTGAATCCTGGACTGTACCTCCGGAACATGATACGGGGCATCCGTTACCCGTACCCATATTGGCACACACAGGCGTAGAAGGAATAAGCCAACCTTTCCAGAGAAGTTCGAAGAATTTGGTTTCCCAAGTTGCTGGACTATCCGTGTAAGTACTCGCGTGCTTAGCAATACGAGTATAGATTGACAGTAAGTCTGGATATTTTTCACTAACATATTTTTCCTTAAGGAGTTGCCAGCTATTAGTAATAATCCAACTAGGGAGCTTACCTTCTTGCTGTAATCGTTTACGCTCAACGCTTAATTCGCGATAAATACTAGTCATTTTTCACCTTCCATATAAATTTAGATTCCGTCCAATTGCGCTTATAATCGTTACCCATGGCAATAAATGTATCATGCAAAGTACTAGATTCAATATCATCATAAAACCAGTCTGCTATTGGATTATAGGATGGTTCAAATAATGTTTTAGCACCTAGCCGTGTAAGGCATATATCAAGTCTACTTTGTACAAAATTATCTAGCATTAATGGTGTAATACCTTCGATTGCTCCAAACTCAAACATCTTTCGAATGATATCACGCTCATTTTCAGCTATAATCCAAGCAGTCACTTCTAGATCATTATATAAAGTGTCGAGGTTAATGTATTCATCAGGATCATTAAGTGCTTCATGAAGAGCTGTATTGAAGATCCAAGCTCCTGTTCGGGCATGTATATCTTCATCAATAGCACTGAAGTTAATACCAGCATTAATATTCTGAAACTTATTTTTACCATCTGAATTGAAATGCTTTAAGAATGCAAAAGATGAATAGAGTACTGCACCTTCAATCATGCTAAATATAGCAACTGAGGTTAGCTTCTCCATTGTGGTTTCATGCTTAGATACAACACGCTCCATCCACTCTAATCTGTCAGAAAGAATCGCATCTTCGTGGTAAGAGTTCATAAACTCATCAGTATTTAAACCTAAGAGTTCATTTATCTTAAAATAGAATGGAGCATGGATATTCAGCTCAGTCATAGCATGTACTGATGCTACTCGCTGTACATCTGGACGGGGAAAGAATCTAGGTATATAATCTCTCCAATAGTTGTTACCAACATGGATTTCGTAGTGTACAAAGATCTTTAATGTATTAACAATACCAAAGTATTCTGCTTCAGTACAGTTGGTTTTCAATTCGTGGATATCCTTCTCCACTTCAATCTCATGGGCAAACCATGCGATCTCTGCTTGCTTTATAGCAAACTCTATTGCAGCTGGATAGTCCACACCATAAGATTCTCTTGGTGTTAATATTTGTGCTGTCATTTATATTCCTAAACTATTGTTATAAACTCTTCCGCGCTAGCACGCAGACGCCCTGTTTCATGTACATAATCAACTCCAGGCACATTGCCTGTTAAGCCTGTAAATCTACTTTTTAGTACTCGCATGTTAATGTGATTACGAATTGACTCATCTTCATGCGACATGTCTCTTGAAAAGGCTACAATTTCCATCGATACTTGTTTAATAGAGCCTGAGCCTTTTATATCATCTAGAGAAGGTAACTGACCCTCTTCAAATGATTTCTTACCTGTAGGTGTCTTTCTTAAATGTGAGACTAAGCATAGCCACACAGGATACTTACTAACTAATCTTAATAAATCATTCATTGTTCTATCAATTGCTTCATTACCTTGAAGACCGTCAACACCCTCAGATACTAAGATTGTTATGTGATCAAGGATAATATAGTGGCAACCTGAGAGGCACATATACTCAAGCTTATCCATTAAAGATGTATCATCCATAGAACCCTGGTGATCTAATACCATAATTCTATCATCGCCAAACACACTCTCAAAGCCACACTTAAGGTCATCTACAGAGAGTTCTTCATTAGCTGGATTTCTACTGATAGCCATGCCAGCCAACTTACGAGCCGTTTCTGCAGGCGGCTCTTCTAACGCTACAATGCCTACCAGAGTATCTTGTGTAGATACTAAATGTAATGCAATCTCTCTAGTGATTGTAGATTTGCCTGAACCAGTGCCTGAAGTGAACAAAGTAATAGTATGCTCTCTCATACCCTTAAGCTTAGTATTAAGCGTATCTAGACAAGGAGGATAGGGTACAACAGGAATAGAGTTGTATTCTACCATTGCTTGCCAAAGCTCATCTCTACGCATAATACCTGATGGTACATACTTAGCTGCACTAAAGATGCATGACATTACCTCTGTACCGCCTTTTTCAAGAAGTAGCTGGTTGGCATCTTTTACTAGCATCTTAGTAAGCTTTACTTTATCCACACCAATAATCTTAATAGCCTTGTCAGTAGCTTCTCGGCCTGCGTCATCGTTGTCAAAGCATAGAATTACTTCATCAAAAGATCTTATCCATTCTCTATTCTCTAGCAAAGCTTTTGTGCCTGTAGCAGATGATATTGAAACAACTGGATAAATCTTTTTGTACTTTTCAAACGATGCTTGTGCAACAGACATGGCATCAATTTCACCCTCAGTAATAACAAGTCTTTTGCCATCACCGTTAAACTTATCTTGACCGAACAGTTTGTTTGTATTAGGGCCAACCCAAGTAAATGTCTTAGGCAATGCTCTCATTTTATAAGAGTCACCATACGGATAAAAATGACCATCAATTTCGCCATCTTCCCCAAATCTCATCTTAACACCAAAGTACTCTGTAACTTCTTTGGATATTTTTCTGTCTTTTATTGCAACAGATCGTAACGAACTAATATCCATATGAGATACTTTTTGTGTTACTTTTGTTGCTGGTACGCTACCTTTAAATTCTATTGCCATATCTGCATCCGCTTTAAAATGTGTATCGCATGAAAAACAATGACTCTGTCCGCTTGAATATATTTTTCTAGCGTCAGAAGATCCGCATTTGGGACAGCTGGTCTTACCAATCTCTCTCGAAGTCATTTGGAATATATCCCTTAGAAATAAGATTTAATCTTTCTACATGATGTGGTGCAACATCTTCTGTAACTTTCCACGTAATTTCTTCTATTCGCTTGTTGTATACATCTTCTCTGAATGGTGCTTTTAGTGTCACCAACGACCACGTTTCGGCCCAAGCGAGTCCACTTTTTGTTTTGTATTCCCCCAAGCAGATATAGAGAAATTCTTCTGCTGGTCGTTCTTTGAGGTGAGCCGCAATTGTTGAACTACTACTCTTGTATCTCTTCCAATCAGACTCTCGTCCGAAAGTAGCTTTACCAGTACTGAAGTAATTCTTCTTTCCAATATAGAATCTAAGAAGGACTTTATCATAGATAGCATAGATGAATCCCACATATGCCTTATCCTCTCTCATTTGTTTAAAATATCTCCAGTGTCCATTAGAAAATCTACTAATAGAGACTGGAGCCGTTGTTGGAACGACTCCTTCGAATTTCATTTAACCTAACAATTCCTTAGCCAGCGGCCATTCATCCAAGCTAAAGTAGTCTTCAGGCCATCTCCATAAATGTATGAGTTTGCCTGTAAGTGTAAGCTCTTCTGGCCATCTGTCGCCATACGCTTTAATATACTCATTTATGACTACTTCTTGAAAGGATTCTAGTGTTACACAGTCCTTTAAAGCCTTTGCAGACTTTACAGGCCCCATTTTCCAAATACCTGGAATACTATCAACTGCATCTCCCATTAGAAGTTGCTGATGATAAGACACCAAAGCTTCGTGTTCAGATACTTCACTTATTTGTTTAGTTTTCAAATGATAGTGCTTACCAGGAATCATCTTAAGATCTTTGTCTGTAGTACAAACAATAAATTCCTTACCTTCAGCTCTAAGCTCTTCTGCCCAGATACGTATGATATCATCACTTTCACAACCTTCAGAATCTATTGCCATTTCAAACGACAATGCTGTATCTTTGATGTAATCGGCATATTTCTTTATACCGCCAGAATTTCTCTTAGACTTATAGAATGCATCTACTGCGTGTCTAAAATTGTTCTTACCTCTAAGTACAATACGCGATTCTGTAGCAAATACATTTTCACTTACTTCAGAAAGTTCTCTACAAAAATTTCTAAAAATATCAGCTTTGTATTCAGCTTCTTCTTCAGGGGTATACGTTACCATACCTTCATCATCGAGGTTAACTATTGGATTCTGCTTTTCACGATTGTAACAAACAGAATAAGTTAAACCATCCGCATCGATAAGTGCTATCATTTTCTTAAAACTCCCATATCTTGTGACAAAATCATACGCATTTCTGTTTTGGCTATCTTATCTCTTATGTGAGATTTCATATCACAATTCAGTCTAATATTACATTCACTAGCTAGCATAATAAGAATAGCTTGTACGTCTGCTAACTCATTCTTTAGCTTTTGCTTGTTTGTGTGTTCGTATTCTTCATACTGATGCTCTAGCGTGAATCTAATACATTTAGAAGCCTCTTGTGCTGCTTCTGATAACTCTTCCATTAAACATACTAAAAGGTATTGCTCGTTGTTCATAACTCACCTATTTTCTGTAGAAACGTTTAGACAGTCTCTTGAGCCTAGCTCTAGTATCCATATCCATGCTCAATAAATCTCTTTGACCTGGTGTTGCACCTGGTGCTATTGTAAATTGAACTGGATTCAAAGGTACTCTCCGAGGAACTAATTGCTTTGAATCTATCTTCTTATTTATAGCTTCTCTTTGAGCTTTAGTGTATTCAGTTACAATACCTTGTTCAAGCTTCATACAGCCGCCCGAACAAAACATCTTCTCAATACCATCAAGTATAAAAGGTGCGCTATGAAATATTTTACCACAACAGTCGCATTCAAACACTAGTGCGTCTCCAGCCAAGTGTTGCCAAAGGAACCAGAGCCATCCATAATGGTGACTCCAAACAATTTAGGGCCTTCTTGGAAGGCTTTTATGCCTAACTCTACTGCTCTCTCCGCATGCTCTTCAGGTACCATAAATTGAAACTCGTCATGATACATAATCAAAGGTTGATAAGGAATCTCTTCTTCTTGTAAATATTGTTGTACTAGCATGCAGGCTGCACCACAAGTAATCTTTTCTGTAGCTTGTAGCTTGTACACTAACAACTTATGAAAAGAATCTACATACAATCGAGTATTCGCTAAGCTACCAATGTAGCCGTGTCCTGTTTTCTTTGTACTACCATACGTGGTCTCTAGCTCTGTCAAAAGCTCTTTAAAACCTGGGACTGCAGCAATAAAATCTTTTTTAACTTTATTACCTTTAGTATCATTCATTTCTCCATTAAACATATAGCTCCAAAGCTTGCCGCCTGAAGCGCCAAATAAGAATGCATACAATACCCGCTTAGCACAATTTCTTCTACGAATAGCAAGGTTCTCTTCTAGTGTATGCTTTTCATCTGCCTTAACGCCCTGCCCTATCCAGTACTCATTCCAATCAATGTAAAGACGTGTTCTTAAAATACGGTTGAGAGTATCTGCATTAAAAGTATGAACATCGCCATTTAAAAGAATATCTGTAAACTTATCATCTTTAAGGAAATGAGCTAAGCCTCTAGCTTGATTGCCAGCACTGTCACAGCCTACTATTTTCCAACCAGGAATACATTTGAACAGTGATCTCATTTGTTTCCCGTATGGAGCATCAGGGCTAGGGATATTAACAATAATACTATGACGTGAACGCATACTAGGGGTCCCGATAACCATACAGTCTCCATGAAGTCTATTATTGTCATCTACGTTCTCCAACCATGTTTTTACAATTGAGTGTCTAGCCTTCTCAGTCAAATAGTTACTATATAGTTTACCATCCCCGCCTAAAAACTCTAAACTATCTTCAGTAATCTTAGGCGTTGTCTTTTCACGCTTTAGATCTGCATTTAGCTTGTAGTTCCAGTCTGTTGGTTTCCAGCCATTCCTATATAGAAATATCTTTACATCAGCCACAGAGTTAAGGCTCAATGGTACAATTTCAAACTTACAGTACTCTCCAACTACTAGACGATCGTCAGGATCTACTCCGCTCCATTGGTCAATATTAAACCAACGGGCAAGATGTATATCATATCTGCCATCTTTTAGGAACTTAGGCTTACGTCCAAAGTCAACAGGGTCGCTAGCCTTCTTATCGCAAGCTACAGTTTTGACACCAAGCTTTTTGTTAAGGATCCCGTAAGTAATATTCATCTTTGTTTCAAGCTCATCGTAAAGCTCATAAGCTTTATCTACATCAAATGGCCAGCCGTGCAAACTAGCATCAGCGCACCACTTAGCAACCGCATGCTCTACCTTAATGTACTCTCTTGTTAATTTAAACTTTTCAGGAAATCTATCAATGCCCCTGTCTAGTTCATCTTTCAATGCCATTAAAATTTTAGTATTAACTTCAACGTCATTTTCACAATAGAGAGCCATTGTTTCTGAGTACTTAGACCAATCCTCAAATTCTTGTTTAGGCGCATTTAAATATTCGCCCCATACCTTAAGAGAATGTCCTTTATCGCCAAATCTCTTATAGTCAAGTATTTGTGAAAGAATTAAAGTATCTACAGCTTTTACATACGTTGGCAGTTTATAGCCAAACAACTTTTCAAGAACAGGTAAGTCGTAATTTATAATGTTATGACCAACGACTTGATTAGCATTATTAAACAACTCTTGCCAACCAAGATCACCTTCTAAGAACCTTGTACGTTTACCCGTCTTAAGATCTTTAACAACCATAATCCACATTCGTGTAACGTCTTTCAGCAATCCATCCGATTCTATGTCGAATACATAATTCATAGTAAGTCTCGATTAAAAGGCGCTCCGCTTATGCGAAACGCCCTTTTGTTGTTAAATTGAAGATATAATATCTTCGACCTCATCTACCATGATTGGCCTATCTGCTACTTTATAAGCAATCAGATAGTTTAAGTACCATCGTGCTTTAAGCAACTCTTGTATAACATCATCCTTTTGCCCATTGCGATCAAGATACTTTCTAATTTGCATTTCTACAGCACCAGAAAATATTTTAGGATCTTTAAGCGTAGGAATACGGCTCATAGTATCAATCCATTGGAATTCTTCTACGTAGCCCTTGTAATGCTTTGGATCCACTGCAGTAGCAACTTCAGACTTTGGAACCCAATGACAGCGATCAAGCATCTCACGCCAAGCTTCATAATCATCTCTAATTACTAAAGCACCTGCCATTGTACCGTCTTCAGCGCGAGTTGCTCTAATATGGCCATAATCCCCAATAATAGCATTGATTGGTATCTCATTGAAGTCAGAATATTTTGTACCTTCAGAGCCATCTTCATTAATTGCTGTATAATTATAGCGTGCCATTAGAATACATCTCCATCAATGTCTGGCATTTCTTCATACACAATCTCTGTCTCTGTAACTTCAAAGGATTCTTTATCAATACCTTTTGCTACATAAGGAATTAATTTTGTAATTTGTACTGCCATTAAGATTGCACCAGCACTTACGCCAGCTTTATTCTTATCTTCCCATTCTAAAACACGTACATTTGCAATAGAACCGTTGCCAATAGACTTAGAGGGAATTGGTTGTAAGTTACCATCTAAAACTTCTACAGGCGGATTCTTGTTCCCTGTAGTTTTTGAAACAGTATTCTTTCCTAAAGAGAATCTCCAGTATTCTGTACCATCTGGTAATTCCTCTGCCTCAACCTTAACTCCCATTGCTTTAACTTGTTTCGAGAGAGCCTTATCATAAGTACGGCATTGCATTGTCCATCTTGGATTCTGAGGATTAAACTTTGATTCAGGTTTATCAAGTTGTGGCCAGTGTATTTCAATATTTTTAAGAATTGCCATTTTTAAATCTCATATAGTAGGTTGATATAGGGGTTAATTTAACGGGGTCTATGAATTCGAAAGCTCAAGAGATGCTCCCACGTTTGGGTTAAGTCGAGCAAGCTCTCGTGGAATATAATAAACCGGACCACCGCTATCTGATGTTAATGAGAGTATTTTTATCCAATCTACATCGCAAAACGATACAATGTCAAATACGCCTGCTTTCTCAAGTAGGCTCTTACCAGGATCATCTAAATCAAATACTTCAATCTCTTTAAAATCTTCCAATGTTTCAAGTATATAGACATTACCGCCCAGGTCATTCATTAATGTACTAGTCGGTATTAAGCCTCTTAAAACTGGTAATAGATCTTCCATGATTTCATGATAGTCTGGATTCTCTTGTAATGCAATTAAAAGAGTATTAAGCTTTTCAAACACTCGCATTTAATTTCTCCTGCCATTTTACAATAGCTTTTGCTAAAGGCCAGTAGCTGCTTGGGTCAGTCTCATCGTAGCCTTCTGGCGGTCCAATACATACGCCAAGTACATTAATCATTTGGCGCAATTCTTCTACTTCTTCATCAGTGAAATTTGTCATCTGGTCTTTTACCTAATGTAGTTAATATCAATCGAGATTCTAAATCTGCGCATAGAGTTCTAAGAGAAACAACTAATCTAGATAACTTGCCAACTCTATACGTTGCAAATATAGCATATGCAATTAAAAAATACTCCAACATTTACCCTCCCATTGTTTATCAAGTAAGCCTTCAACAAACTCGAGCCTTTCATTGAGGCGTTTACGATCTTCTTCTGCAAACAGACAAAATATTCCTGCAAACAGTATGAAACTTATTACAATAAATTGAATAATAAGTCTGATTATTTCTACAACTGTAGATATTACAAAAGATACTATACCTCTTAAATACTTCAATACTAACATTTTGCCCCCTAAGATACTAATGCTGCGAACTGGTCCATTGTTAGATCTAGAAAAACAGGCTCACTTTTTCCTAAGGCCTCTAGCTCTCTCTGCGCTAATACTGCAGTTTTATAGACATGCTCAATTTCGGGATCTATCAGAGATTCTTCTAATTGCTCTTTATTCTCTAGTGAGAAATCTCGATCCCACCAAACTTCAGTTACCCAATCTTCATAATCATTCGCTTCAGCACGAATTACATAGTCAATTACTGCTCTAATATTATCCATAAGATCCTCAATAGAAAACTAAGTCGCCAATTCTAACTAATTTTACTTCAGTTTTGAATCGCCTACCTAGTTGCCAATTATTAAAATGCTTATACTTACCCCGTAATAGAGGTGTTCTAAGTTGTTTGAAAAGCATTTTTCGCGCCAGCTTCTGCTGATGCTGAAAAACTTCCACGTCCGCCGGACTCTTAGGCTTAGGTATTTTAACACCATATTTTGCCCAAGAGAACAGCCCCTTCTTTTTCAATGTGTCATACATAGTTTTGCCATTCTCTGTATTCTCCATCAATACTTGACCGACACCTAACATGGCATCGGACGTTTGGTTTCTAGCCTCGAAGTACATTGCTGCAACGAGACATAGTGTTGGTGTCATTAACATGACGACCTCCTTCTGTCAATTGTGGGCAGTTAAGAAGCGTGCCCAGGCTTAATAAGTTAAAGATTTTTTAAAGGCTTCCAAAAGATCATGGTTACTCAAACGTACTAAAGTGAAGTTTAATTCTCCACTGTCTGCAAGATCTTGATACCATTTAGAAGATAGTATTTCATCAATTATTAAATCGCGCACTTTAATCTACCCTTTCCAATAAATAGTGAGCTTCCCCTGGCATATTTAAAAAGCCGCTAAGAGAAATAATTTCTGTAATTTGCCAACTGTTGGCAATTAGTACATTTAATTGATCAATATGATCTGCATCACCTTGAACAACCTTAAAGATCTTTATTTGTGGTTCTTTGTTCTTCTTACCGCCAATTACACTTAAAGCCATTTTAATTCCTCATTTCTATAGCCGTACCAACGATGTACAGGCGTTAGGGGGTTACTTAGAAAGCGAAGTATTTCTGTTTGCAAAACTATAGGTTGCGGCTTGCGTGGTAGCCTTTTCTTGTAGTTACCAGCAGCTTGTAAATCAGACACTTTAAACAAACCTGCCAAGTTTTTACCAACTCTTTTGAACTGAAGCGGTTTGACCCCTAGCAAGGTCAGCCTGTGGCTCAATGTCTGATAGCATATTTCAAACTCAATCATTTCTAAGTATTCACGAATTGTCATTAACTGCATTATAAACTCCTATGCGAAAGCGTATTCACTTTCTAGAATTAAATTAACATCCAAATCACCCATATCTACATAAGTAAGATCGCCATCAATCTTATCTATGATAGGGTACAAAGGATTATCTTGGTACAACTCAACAAATGTCTCACGCACAATACGATAAAGCTTAGGCATGTCTGCTAGCAAACATCCATATGAATCATGGATTGTAGTGATAGGAAAGTCACATCTAACTGTTGTCATAGCTAGATGTGCTGCATCCAAAGAATGGATTACATTAGGTGCTGCTCCTTGAGACTGCTTTCCTTTTGAGGGAACTTGATCCTCAACAAAACATACATGCAATTGCATATCATTACCAAAGTAGCCTGTGGTATCACTCCTAACACCTATTCTAGGCCCCCACTGAATATGTATCTTTTTAGTCTTTCCTTCCGTATAATTTTGCACTACAGGAAAGTTTGTTACAGGCACAACCCACTCTAAGAATTGACTTCTTTTCTCTGCAGCTGCGCCAGCTTTTTCAAATACAGACAACAACATCATAGGTCTTTCTAAAGAGTCTTTAGCATCTTCATATACTAATCTACCCATCCAAGCTGCCCATTTATGTTCCATATTCATTAACAACTCTATGCCATGTTTCTTTGAATCATCTATTTGTTGTTCAGATAGACCATAGCTAGAGCCGCCATAAGGTAATGTCATTACGTTTCTCTTTACAATTTTACGTCTTTGTTTAGAGTCTTTAATTCTACCCCAGAATACAGGTGCAGCTTTATTACCAACAGATTCCCAATCTTTCTTATACTGCCTAATTTGCATTACTAACTCTGCTCGCAAATCAGACTTAGGCTCTGCAGCTACAATTTTCTTTTTCAGAGATATTAACCCATCAATGAATTCTTCGCACTCTAGTATTAATGCAGGTGGCATTCTGCTAAGAACTGCATCAATCTTCATCCACACGTGAGCCGCTACGTATGCATATAGATCACCAGGCATGTCTAGTGGTACTAAATTAACATAAGGAGCAGTAACTTCATCTCTAGTCAAAGCACTTAAGTGTTGAGAACCATTAGTAGAGCCATCAATAAAGCATTCTATATGTGATTCATATTGTAAGTACATTGAGCCCATACTTAATGCATTTTTAAGTTCTACACAAGCTGCAAGGAATTGCCAAGGCTTATCAGCATCCATCCAACCTTGATGTAATTTAGGTGACAATGCATAAGCTGTTAATATCTCTTCATTATCTAGCACCCAGTGGTATCTATCTTTGAGCGGTATTTTGTCAGTTTTTGCCCCATCTTCTCTACCTGAACTGCCTGCCCAATTGGATGCAATGGATACACATAACCAAAAGAAACCTTCTTGTCCAATAACTTTTTTGTCTTTTCTAAGCAACAAACCTTTAGCTATATCTGAAGATTGTTCATGCAGATATGCTGTTGTAGGGTACTTACGGCCTCTAAAGTCAAGATAGTACAAATGATAGAAAGTTGTATCAGCAAACTTATCTGCAATACTTAAGATTGCTTTGGTTTCTCGCAGCTTTGTTGTTCTTGCCTGTGGATTGTTTTGTTCCCAAATATCTGAGAATGCTTCTGTTTTATTGCTTAATGCCCACTTAGCAACTGCGTATACTTCTTGGTTTATAATCCAGCCAACTCTCTGACTCTTATTTACTGCTTCAAATACAATAGGGTGAGTAGCTGGTGTTAGTGTAGCTGCAACATCCCTAGACTGTGTCTTAACTAAAGACAATCCTGTAGAATGTTTAAATCCTTTCCAATCTTCATATGGTACTAGTGAGGGCAGTTTTCCTTTACCTCCTTGCCTGCCAACAGTTTCCCACAATTCTTGCATACTCTTTTCATCAATTACATTAACAATATATGTACCGTGCCCATTGGCTGCATTAGTCATTACAATTTCTGTTAGACCTAAGATGTCAAAAGAATACAGAATGAATGCTCCACATCTTGCTGCAGTAGCAGAGTCTTTCTTTTCACCCTTGCGCATATTATGGCCAAGAATACTAATTACTTCTGACATTATAATCTGCTTATCAGAACCTTTCTTGGGCCTGGTATACAAATAAGCGTTGGCAATTATCTCATCAAGATGATCTTCGATATTCAACTTCTTTAAGAATCGTAATGGAGATTGAGGAGCGATCTCAGACACAATTCTAGACTTTAAAGAACGTAATAATTTATTTCGCATAAATACCAAAAGGAAAAAATAAAGGAGGAACCCCTCTCAAACCCGAAACCTGTTAAGGAATCGAATCTGAAAGGGGGTGTGTTTTTGTTACTTGTCTTCGTTAATAACGGAGTCCATAACTTTTGCAACTAATACAACAACTGCTAAATAAATTAACGGCATTTTCTTACTCCTGTTCTGTGTAGGTGAATACATGTACCTACAGTAAAACTAACAAGCGAGATGCCTAATAAAGCAAACATTAACAGAATTGTAACCGAGTATTGTAGAAATGCCATTGTAATCCTTAGGTGTGACTACAATACTCTCCAACTTACGGTGTTGGTAACCGTTTGTCTAAAATTTCTTGTAGTAGAAGTGCATCGTTCTTTTTCAAATAGAAGGGGACGACCGAACCCTTTGTATCAACAACTGCTACTTCCGCATCATCTTTCTCATACGAAAGTATTTGTAAATTGTCCAGCTTTAATGTTCTTATGGATCGCACATATTTTAACTCCTTATCTTTTTCATTAACACAGAAGCGGCCTTCAAGATTAGCAAAGTCAGTTTTAGCCATCTCTTCAACCATTAAATTATGTAAAGCTTGAGACTCCATTTGCTCTTTTGCTACTTTTGTTGCCTTTTCCATAGCACGTCTTGCATGACGTTCTACTTTTCTTTTGTAAGAATTTGTTTTAGTATAACCAAATCCACCCAAAGCTGTAACACCTAACGCAATTAAAGGAAACATAATATCACCTATTTTGTAAACATTAAAAGTAGA